CTATAGTACCGATATCAGTGGTTTATTTAGTATTTCATTTGATGTTAGAGAGGTTATCACCTAATGCCAAGAACTTTATCTTCAGCACTACAAACGCAAGTATCAGCAGATGCAACTAAGATCGCTTTCTTAGTTGAATTGCAATTATCTACTGTTGTTAGAGTTACTAATTATAATCGTAATGTTGTTTTTAATTCTAACACTTATGAAGCTGGTGGTTCTTTCGTTACTCTTGATGCAACTACTGAATCAGGCAAATTACAGGTTGATGAAATGAATATAGGTTTTTCAAATGTTACTAACGAAATAAGAGCGTTAGTAGAATCAGGTGCATTTACCGATAAAATTGCAAACATTTATATTGCTTATTTTGATGCAGATGAAGAATTGGTTGGTGCAATAACTTACTTTACTGGACAAATAAGAAGTATAGCTATCAATGAAACTATAGATGCTTCTAATCTAACTATGACAGTTGCTAGTCATTGGGCAAATTGGAGTTTAACAAAAGGCAGACATTTTTCTGATAGTTCACAACAAGACTTTAGTTCTGGTGATAAAGGCTTGGAATACGCCACCCAAGTGAAAGAAGATGTTAGATGGGGTAGTGGGTAATGGGAGCATTGACATCTTTTTTAGTATTCGTAGGGTTTGCTGAAGCTACAGCAGCAACTATTGCTACTTATGTTACAGCAATTGTTGCCACATATACTGTAGTTACTGGTGTTAAGTCATACAAAATGGCTAAGTCTTTAGCCAGTAGTTTGCAAAACAAAGGTTCGGAAATACTAGCTAATAAAACTTCTGCTGGTGGCAAGATACCAGTAATTTATGGCTCAAGGCGAGTTGGCGCTCAGATAGTATTTATGGACACAGCAGAAAATGAATCAAAAGATTTATTTGTTGTTTATGCTCTATCAGTTGGTGAAGTTGAAAACATAGATGGTGCGACAATTGAATTAGATGGTAATCCTATAAACGATGATAAAAGATTTAAATTTGGTGGTTATATTGGTTCAGATAAAATTAGTTCTGGTGCAGGTAGTTTAAATACAGCAGATAATGTTACTCCAGTTTCATTGACCCAAGATATTACAAAAATTTCTGCTGGTACTATTGGCACAGACCCAGCAACATCTTATAGCTTTGTTTTTAATTTACATCATGGGGCGACAACACAAACAGCAGACCCAATGTTTCTTGCATCTTTAGCTTCTAGCAAATGGACATCAGCACACAAATTAAATGGTATTGCTTATATAGCAGCTAAGTATCATTATGATGAGGGTGGTATGTGGTCAGGTGTGCCACAACTAACAGTCAGTGTGCAAGGTAAAAAAGTTTTTGACCCTAGAGATTCAGGACAAACTTTTGGTACTATTTCTGGTTATAAATGGTCAGATAATCCTGCGTTGTGTTTCTTAGATTACATAAGCAATAATGAATATGGAAAAGGTTTAACAGAATCACAAATAAATATGTCTACTTTTAGCACAGCAGCTAATATTGCTGATACGCAAGTAGATACGCCTAATTTTAATGGTAATGCTTCACAAATGGCATGGTCAGGACAAAATGGAAATAATTTTGTTTTAATAGGTAACTTTACTAATTGGAGTAAATTCAAAACAGGTGAAGTTTTACAATTAAAAAATGATAGTGGTACTGTCATTGTTAATAACAGAATCATTACCGAAATGCAGATTACTAATTTTTATGATGGCACTAAAAAATATGTAATTTATTTTGATTCTGCTCATCCATTAACTGCTGATCATTCTGTATCAGGCAGTGTTAATAATGGCTTATCTAAAGTTAAAAGATTTCATTGTAATGGTGTAGTTGATATTAATAGAACTGTTATGGAAAATGCTCAAGACTTATTATCTAATATGCGTGGGATTTTTACTTATATCAGTGGTGCTTATGAATTAAAAATAGAAGATACAGGTTCATCAACCTTTAGTATTACCGAAGATCATATAATTAGTGATGCAGGAATATCAGTTAATTATGGCTCTAAAGATCAAAAAGCAAATAAAGTTATTGTTGAATTCTTTAATGGACAAAAGAAGTTTGAACAAGACACTGCTATAGTTTTACACAGTGCTAGTCCTAATTATTTTTCTGATGATGGTGATGAAATACTAGAATTGAAAGTAGAATTTCCTTTTATAACTGACCCTTATATTGCTCATAATATGGGCAAAGCGATATTAGCTAGAAGCAGATTTCAAACTCAAGTATCTTTTTTAGGTACGCCAGAAATGTATAAATTAAATGTTGGGGACATAGTCAACTTAACTTATACAGACTTAGGATTTAATGCAAAAGTATTTGTTGTTGAATCATTGGTTTTACAATCAGATGGTTTGTTACAGGTCAACATGATTGAATACTTTGATGTTTACACATGGGCAGTACCAAGTGTAGAAAATGTAGCTGATCAAAGTGATACGCCTACTGCTTATGCAATTAAAGCACCAGCTAATTTAGCTTTCACTGATACCAATTCATCTTCAACTGGTAGACCTTTTATTTCTTGGACACAACCAACAGACTATCCTGATAATCAATACAAAGTTAATGTTGTTAATAGTTCTGGTGTGCAAATTTTAAATAAAATAGTCGCAGTCAACAATGTTGATTTAACTTTTCTACCAGTAGCCAGTAATTATGTAGCTACAGTTTCTGCTTTAAATGCTTTAGGTGTTGAATCACCAACAACCACTCTTACTTTTTCAGTTGCTAATCCACCGCTTAAAACTGTTGATGTTCAAGATTCAGCAATTACGACAGTTAAGATCGCTGATGCAAATATTACAACAGCTAAGATCGGTAATGCACAAGTAGATACTTTACAAATAGCAGGTCAAGCAGTAACAGTGCCAGTGTATGTAGCTAATAACAATCAAAGTAGGGTGCAAATTCCATCAACTTTTACAACAATAATAAGTGCCACGATTGCACGAAAAGGATTAAAAACTTTAATAACATTCACTGGTCAATTTGATGCAGCTACTGGTTCTTTAGGAATATATCAAATAAGAGTTTTAAGAGGTACAACAGATTTTACAAATGTAGTTTTTGATATTGGTATTGCTCAACAATTAAGAAAATCAGATACTATTGTTTTGGTAGACCCAGATACAGGCACAGGCAACACTACTTATAATGTACAAGTTAGACACGCAGGACATAATGTTGGTTATTATCAACTTTTTATGGCAGCAGAACAATTTCAAAGATAATTATGAAAAACACTATAACAATCTATAACTTGCAAACTGGTCTTATATTAAGAACTGTTAGTGGTTTGGGCGATGTTACAAACAATGTACATAAAAATGAAGGTTATGTAGAAGGCAGTTATTCAAACAATGAATATATTATTGTTGATGGTGAGCCAGTAGCAAAAGAAGCTAATGTTATTAGTGAACAAAATAAAAAACAAGCACAAATAGATTTAACTGCACAAAGAAATTCTTTGTTGCAAAGTTCAGACTGGACACAAGTAATTGACAACCCTTTGACAGATGCAAAGAAAATAGAATGGCAAACTTACCGACAAACATTAAGAGATTTACCAACTGCATACACAGATATTGAATCTATAGAAGAAGTTATTTTTCCAACTAAACCAGAATAGTTAATGAGATAAAACGATAAAAATTATATAATAGGAATTTATTATGAGCCAACACGATTATAATTTAGCCAATCAATCAGGTGCAAATTTTAGAGCAGACTTAAATAATGCTTTAGGTGCAATTGCAACAAACAACAGTGGTGATTCACAACCTTCTGCCACTTTCGCTTATGAATGGTGGGTAGACACCACAAACAATCTTTTAAAAATTAGAAATAGTGCTGATAACGCATGGATTACTTTACCTATATCTGTCACAGCAGATAATACAGTTGATATCAATGGTGGTACTGTTAATGGCATTTCTTCTTTTAGTTTTAGTTCAGGTTCAACAGTTACAACAATTTTAGATGAGGACAATCTTAATTCTGATTCTGCAACAGCATTAGCTACTCAACAATCCATCAAAGCTTATGTAGATTCACAAGTGACTGCACAAGACCTAGACATTTCAGATGGCAGTAGTTCAATATCTATTGATTTAGATTCAGAATCTTTAGGATTGTTGGGTGGCACAGGTTTAACATCTAGTGCATCAGGTAACAATGTTACTTTTGCAATTGATGCTACTGTAGCTACTTTAGTCGGCAGTCAAACTTTAACAAACAAAACTTTAGATATAGACAACAACACACTTAGTAATGTTGAAGTTGATAATTTAAAATCAGGTGTTTTAGATACTGATTTAAGTTCAGTATCTGGCAGTGACAATACATTGGCATCTGCTAAAGCTATTAAAACTTATGTTGATGCACAAGTAACTGCACAAGATTTAGATGCTACCGATGGCACAACAAGCATTAGCATTGATCTTGATTCAGAAACATTATCTTTATTAGGTGGCACAGGTCTTAGTTCAACAGCTTCTGGTAATGGTTTTACTTTTGCAATTGATTCTACAGTTGCAACATTAGTTGGTTCACAAACTTTAACCAATAAAAGTATTGATCTTGATAATAATACTTTAACAAATTTTGAAGTAGACAATTTTAAATCAGGTGTCTTAGATACCGATCTATCAAGCGTATCAGGTTCAGATGATACTCTTGCTTCAGCAAAAGCCATTAAGACTTATGTTGATGCCCAAGTTACTGTTCAAGATTTA